CAAAGGCCAGGAACCGGATGTTTGCGGCACGGCGCTGGATGCGCCGGCGTTCTTCTCGTGTCAGTCGCTTCATAGGTCGATCCTCCTTAGTTTTCCGTATCCGACGGCGGGGTCGGTGGTAGTCGGAGCCTCATTGCCGGCGGCAAGGTAAGCGAGCAGCTGGTCCACATCGACCAGCTTTTTTCGCCCAACGTGGATGACAGGGACAGCACCGGAGGCAATCAGATGCCTTATGTAGTGAAGCGTGATCTCGCTATCGGGATCCTGCTCTAGGATCAGCCGGTATGCCTTCGACGCAGTACGCATTCTCGGCATGGTTTGTCTCCTTTCGTGGTGGATTGCCCTCTCTGGGCCTGTGTGGTAGACTGGCGGCAGAAAGGGGGTGAGTATATGACGATTAAAGAGTTGGACCAGCGTTTGACGTTGGTGTTAGAGGATTTCTCCAGCGAAATGCGTAGCGAATATGATGACTACAGCAATGAACCTGTTACCGGCGGGGACATTGCTCAGTTATCAAGACAGACCTTCTACGCGCTGGATGAATTCCGGAAAGAGATCATTAAGTACCTTGAATCAAACCGTTAATCAGCAGGAAGCCGTCAGTTGCCGCTGGCGGCTTCTTCCTTGCTGTCCAGCACAATCTGAATATCGGATCCGAACCAGACCATCCTGCGCTGGATATCTTTGATGGCCTGGATGTGCTCGAGAATTTCCTTGGCCGCTTTTTCGGCATCCGAAATTCCGGTGATGACAATTTTTCCGGTCATGGGGCACTCCTTTCTCAAATCTTGCTCACCCCGGTCCGTCATGATAAAATGGCGGCGAAGGGAGTGAAAAAATGAAAATTAAACGGTATCAAAATAGCGATAACCTGAAAAATGAAGACCAGTTTCAGGAGGATTACCGCTTTGCCGCAGCACTTTCCAGATACGTTCAGGAGCTGCCGGGGGAAACAAAATGGTTCATTGATGAGTGTATCGAAAACGAAGACGGAACTTACTATGCCGTATTCCGTTCTTTCAGATGCCCGGAGTATCGGAAGTGTGTGCTCAGCATCAAGGTTGAGCGGAACGAGACTTGCTCTCTGCCGTGGACTTTCTCTGTCCAGAAGCAGGTAACCAAATAAGGTTGTAAAGATTCTTGTGCCGCAGGTTCTTTTCAACCTTCCAGAAGCCATAAGGGATAAGCCGTCTCAGGTCTATGAGCTGCAACTCATAACCTGACGGCTTTTCTCTTACCTCCACCGCCAGCCCATCTCCCAACAGTTTTCTGACAAGCCAGCGCCGCAAAACATTTAGGTACATTTGCACGTTTTCCCCTCTTCCGGTCATGTTGTTCTCCTTTCTTAAAATCTCACGCTCATGCGAAAGTTGATAAATCTCAACTTTCGGGAGAAAAAAAGAAAGCGCCAATTTCATCGACGGAAATTTTAAGCGCATCACAGATCTTGTCAATCTCCTTCTGCGTGAATGGATACTTACCAGAGAGTTTCTGGCAGAAATGGCTCTCGCTAATTTCAATGACTTTAGCGAGACTTTTCTGTGTATAGCCACATTCCTTAATACGACCGCACAGTTTTGAATAGTCCATTGTAGGCATCAGTTCATCTTCCTTTCTGAGTTGATAAATCGCAACTAACGGGGTAAGCCCAATATAACCCAATAATTTTCAAATGTCAATACCAAATGTTGATAAAACTAAATTTTTAGAAAACGGTATTGATTTTTCGCAACTGCACGTTTATAATAACGCTAACAAAGAAGTGGAGGATCATATAATGGAGAAACCGTCAACCTTTGCAAATCGTCTAAATATGGCTCTTGAACATAGGCAAATAACAAAAGCTGAGCTTGCTAGACTTTCTGGACTTAGCAAATCCAGCATCACAAGATATGCAAAGGGTGACTGGGAAGCAAAGCAGGATGCAGTCTATGCTATTGCACAGGCACTCAATGTAAACGAGGCCTGGCTTATGGGCTATGACGCCCCCATGGAACGGGTTTATTCTGAACTTTTGGCTTCCATCGCCGAAGACAATAAGAGCGGCCGCACGGCGGCGGTGGAGGAGCTGCGCCGAACCTACGGCACAGAGCACAGCATCCATTCCACCTACGGCTGCGACGATAAAAAGAGAGCCACTCTGCTGTACTATAAAACCTTGGAGCGGGATGTTGCTTTGTCCCTGACCGATATCATCTCCACGGTTGACCGGCTCGACGGCCGCCAGGCCGAAAAGGTCACGCTTCTCCTCCACGCTTACCTGAAGGCCGAGCAGCCTATCCGCAACATCGTGGATACCGCGCTGGATCCCTATGTGGAAGATTTGGACGATCTTCTGTGCGGCGGCTCTCGGATCGGGTGATTCAGGTTGATTTCCGCAAAAAATAAGCCGCCCGGGGGCGGCAAAAAGCAAGAGAAAAGCCGTCCCGGGCTACCACCCCCGAGACGGCACTGCAAAGTATTTTATCTGCAATCCACCACGAAAGAAGATACAACGCCAGAATGGCCACAACCAAAAAGACGCCAACTTTGCCTTTCCATTCTACCACAGGAAAAGCTGGGTTGGCAAGAATGGAAAGAGAGGTTTTATCAAATTATGGCCACAATTGAAAAGAGAGGCGAGAGCTACCGGATCATCGTGTCCAATGGGTACGACATCAACGGCAAGCAGATCCGCGAGAAGATGACGTGGACGCCGGAGCCGGGGATGACGAAGCGGCAGATCGAGAAGGCCCTGAACAGGGAGGCCACACTCTTTGAGGAGCGGGTACGCCACCAGCTGACCCAGAACGGCAACATCCGGCTGGTGGACTTCACGGAGATCTTCCTGGAGCAGTACGCCCGGCCGAACCTGAAGAAAAAGACCGCCTTCAGCTACGAGCAGACGATGAAGGTCATCAACCAGGCCCTCGGCCATATCAAGCTGAAGGATCTGAAGCCCGGGCATATCGCCTCCTTCTACGCCAACCTGCAGGAGGAAGGCATGCGGAACCGCTGTAAGGCGATGCCGAAGGTGGACTTCGCCGCCTGGATGAAGGAGCGCAAGACCTGCAAGGCAGAGCTGTCCCGGCAGACCGGCGTGTCGATTTGGTGCTTCTCTCAGCTGAAGAATGGCCGTGGGATCGCCCAGAACTGCGCCGAACAGATCTGTGAGAAGCTGGATGTTCCCTACAACAAGCTCTTTATCCGGCAGCACGACGATACGCCCCTGAAGCCCGGTACCATCCACACCTACCACCGCACGCTTTCAGCTGTCCTATACCGTGCGGTGAAGTGGAAGTACATCGAGAGAAATCCGGCCGAGCGGGCCGATCTACCCAGCATCGCCCACAGGAAGGCAGCGTATCTGGATGAGCCGGATGCCCGCCGACTGTTGGAGCTGCTTCAGGAGGAGAAGATCCTCTGGAGGACGGTGATCACCTTTGACCTGCTCTCCGGCCTGCGCCGGGCAGAGTTCCTGGGCTTGCGCTGGTGCGACGTAGATCTGGATAAGCAGCTGCTCTACATCCGGCAGACGTGGAACTATCTGCCGACAGAGGGCTGCTATGCCGACACCCCGAAGACGGCCACCAGCGAGCGGCCGCTGCGGATCTCACGCACGGCCATCCTGCTCCTCCTGGAGTATAAGCAATGGCAGGACGCCCAGCGGGAACTGCTGGGGGATGCCTGGCGTGATACCGATGGGCGCATCTTTACCACAGAGGAGGGCAAGCCGCTTTTTCCGGACACCGTGACGAACTGGTTCACCGACTTTGTGAAGCGCACCGGCCTGCCGAAGGTGACGATCCATTCCCTGCGGCACACATACGCCAGCCTGATGATCGCAGACGGTACGCCGCTGGTGGTCGTATCTCACAAGCTCGGCCATGCGCAGACCAGCACGACGGCCAATATTTACGCCCACGTCATTGCCGAGGCAGAGGCCAAGGCAGACCAGACCTTTGACCGCTTCGGCGATCTAATCGCCCCCAAAGGGCAGTCCACACCGAAGCAGAAAAAAGCCGCAGGAATTTAGTTCCTGCGGCTTTTCCCTTGGAGCTGGAAATCAGACTCGAACTGACGACCTACGCATTACGAGTGCGTCGCTCTACCAACTGAGCTATTCCAGCTTATATATGATTTTTCGGATTTGATGAAAATAAACCCCAAATAAACCCCATTTGTGTGTTGCTGTGGAAAACTTGGGGCGTTTGGCCCTTGCGGCACAAGGCTTCCGAGACACAAGGGCGATTTTGAACACTTAATTACGAATCAGCTGCTCTACCGACTGAGCTACACCAGCGCATTCATTCAAATGCAAATGGAAGTATAGCACAAAGATTTTTTCGCGTCAAGCGATTTTTCAAACTTTTTGAAAGGCGGCGGCAAAG